TTTCTAAAACAAACCGGACTGCCTCTTTTTCTTGGTCAGTTCTAGCCCAACACCAGTCATAAGCCTGTTCGATTGTCGGGAATTGTTCACGGTCATAGCACGCATCCATAAGAAGCGTGTACGCTCCGTGCTCAAGCATTGAAAGCCTGCCCGCTTTTTTATGGTAATCCCCGATGTTTCTTTTGAAATAGTGCATCCAATCCTCTTTGGTGGACGATCCCGTGTGAGAATTACCGGGAGCATTCGACTCGGTGGAGTCATTGAGGCGGCATCGAGACCGTCCCCAAAGAGAACTGTATCAATGCTCCATTTACGCTTCTCACGGCGCAATTAGATTTTATTCGTTTGCTTCAAAAATGCAAGTCCTGCCTTAGTAATCGCCCACACTCTGGCAAGTCGTCCTTTTTTACTCAGTCTAGTGTCAGTTGTAAGTCTGACAAAGTTTGCCATTTCTGGTAGTCGTCTGCTAATCTGGTACTTGTCCAGCCAGCAATACACTGCTATTTCGTCAGCAGTGCCGTCTTTCATGTCGGCTAATGCCAGCAAAATAGCTCGGTAATGGCAGGGCGCAAACTTTGCTGCATTCTCTCCAGCATCTTTACTCGTCTCTGGGTCTGTCTTTCTTGCTCTCATGATCATCACCTATAAAGTAATCACATCCATTAGCAGGAATTAAAAACGCTTCAAAATCTCTGTATATCTGGTGCCAGCCAGTTGGCCTGCCGGGTGCAGTAAATCGCAAACATTTATGTCGCTGTTCGCATTTTTTTGCTGTACATCTAGCTTCTTCATATGGCAGTGTCATACGTGCCACCATGTATTATTTGCCGTAACTTTGTCGATAGTTCGAACGTGTACTCCGTACTTCTTCGCGAGCGCTTCGTTAGTTAAAGTGTTTTTGATATGCGCCCGTAAACTTTCACGTTGCCGCACTGCGCTTCTTATGTCCTCAATGTCTGAATCGGTTAGTTTTGAATGCGGCAACTGCTCACCGCGCAAGCAATACTCTCGCGTACGTGCTAAGTATTCACCGCGATCTAATCGCGGTTCATGCTGATGCATTGTCATATTTCACCTTTACACGGCCAAGTTGCGCCAAAAACTACAATTGCAATTACATAACCGTCCATGTGCCTATACGTTGCGTCTTTTTTGAGATACTGCATAACCAAATCACGCGCTTGGCCAAAAGTAACCCCGTCCGGTGAACAGTGGGCAGTTCCGCGCGTAAATTGGAAAAGACTGGTCAAGTATCCAAGTGCATAACTTTTTAACATATATTCACTGCTTTCCATGTTGTCCAGAAGGGTATTTCCTGTTACCTGTGCGCTTGCGGTTGAAGCTGTAAATAGTAGGGCAGTTAGTAGCTTTTTCATTTTTTCACCTTTATCGTTTCAATAAGAAGCCGAATGCCGTTACTGCTGTCTAACGGTCGTTTGCCGTTTTCGCGTAAAAACCGCCTTCCATGTTCGTCAATCCATAGTTTGCCAGCTTGACGTAAATTTACTTTTTTTTGCTCCCAAAGTCGCTGTAATGTTCCCTCGTGCGTGTACATTACATCTCCTGATCAAATAATGATATTTGATTATTATTTTTTGCGTCATTAATATTTGTGCAAGCTAATTCCCAATATTGAGGTTTTAATTCTGTGCCAATAAATCTACGCCCCATTTTTACGGATATATATCCTTCCGACCCTATGCCAGTAAATGGACTAAAAACCAGGTCGTTTTTGTTTGTCCAAAGATGGATGCAACGCTCAATTACATCCAATTGCAATGGACACATATGCTTTTCGTCATTCTCATCACGAGCGGGTAATTTATTGAGGGTGCGGCCTTGATCAATGTCAAACCATACGGGGCTGGCGTACTTTTGCCAAAGATGCACCGACAAATCGGATTCGCCATCGTGTTTTACGCGTTCTTCACAATCACCGGGCTTGCGAACTGTCACCACATAGTCAGGCAGCCCCATGCGAGTCATAGTGCTGTTTTCTCGGATGGTTTTATGAAGCAAGCCGAGAGCTTTGGTGCGCTGCATAGCGACTACAGGATCTTTCCAAATGCAAACTTCCGAGTGATAAATGAACCCGGCATCCTGAAACGTGCGGATCAGATCGCCCCTAAAATCGCGTAGGCCGATGTAACCTTGGCGCATCTTGGTTGTTGGCAAATTCATACAATGAAATGACACGTTTCTGCCAGGTTTCATGATCCTGAACAATTCAGCGACAAGATATTTAAACTGTTTTGAAAACTCTGCGTCGTCCTTGCAGTTTCCCATGTCGTGATCCGAATTTGAATATACGAAAAGATCAGCGAACGGCGGCGAAAATACCGAGTAGTCGATGCTGTTGTCTGCCATGCGGCGCGCCCACTTTACGCAGTCGCCCAAATGGACAGTAAATCCATTTCCTTGATAAGTGTCCTCTTGGTATTCTTCAACAATATTTTGTTGGCCTTTAAGTTCGATGTTCATAATGTCTTTCATGTGTTCGATCATGCTGGCGCTCATTTCGTGGTGAGCTTCCTCTTTGCGCTTGAGGTTGGCGAGAATCTGGCCCTCGTTCTCGGCGGTGAACAGATGCACCTGCACTTGTCGCTTTTGGCCGAAGCGATAGCATCGACGCACGGCTTGGTAGAACTTCTCGAATGAGTCATCCAGACCGACGAATGCCATCCTCGCGCAGTGCTGCCAGTTCATGCCAAACCCGGCAATCTTGGGTTTGCTGACGAGGACGCGAATGTCGCCATGCGCGAAACCGAGCAGATTTTTGGCCTTGGTTTCTGGAGCGTCTGAGCCTTGGACGTTGACGGCACCATCCAGCAATTCCGCGATCAGTTCGGCCTCATCGTTGAGATGACACCAGATCAACCACGGCTCATCAGGCTCGGCCTTGACCACTTCAACCAATGCGCGACAACGGGCTTCCAGACTGTCACGCTGTGCCTTGCGACGCTCTTGCAGGGTTTGTGCAGGTCGAGCGAACAGTTCATCGCCTAGCTGCTCGGTTTCCACCACATGCTCGATGTATTGCAGTGGCGGCAAAATGTATTCGGCACCATCAAATCCAATATCGGACGGATTGCGAACGACCACAGCCCATGTGCCCATCCATTCCCAAAACTTGGACGCGCCCCATCCCTTCAGACGCCATGTGCCGGTGTCTCCGGTATCGTTGACGAAATACGTCGCCAGCATTTCTGTTCGCGTCATCACGCCCAAAAATTCGCACTGGTTGCCCAGTTCTTCAAAGTCATTGGGGCTTGGCGTGGCCGTGCAGGAAAGCCGATACGGTACGCCTTGGGCGGCGTCAATGATGCGCTGACGGGTCTTTCCATCGTGAGCCTTTAGGATCGATGATTCATCCAGAACCAGACCATGCAGTTCGGTGTAATCAATGGAGTCCATGCGCTCATAGTTCGTGATCCATACACCTGGGCCAAGGATGTCTTGACCATGCGGGACGCGCTGCACCTCAATGCCAAACTTTGCGCCTTCTTCGATGGTCTGCTCAGACACGGCCAGCGGCGCAAGAATCAGGACCTTGCCGCCAGTATGCGACTGCACCTCATCGGCCCAAGAAAGCTGCATAATGGTTTTTCCAAGGCCGGTATCCGCAAATATGGCAGCTCTTCCACGACGAGTAGCCCACGCGACAATTGCTCTTTGAAATGGCTTCAAAAATTTATTTAAATTTTCAGGTTTATGTCCAGTGGCAATTTCTGACCTTCTTTTTCTTAGCACAAACTCGTCATAATCGTAATTCATAAAACCTCCAGGTAAAAACTTTATTATGCACATTTAAAAAATCAAACAACTTTCACCAGTTCACGTTCAAAAAGTTGCCCTATCGTCTTTCTATGTGCTTCTTCCCATAAATACTGTTTCTGGTGCTTAGTTAGTGCCTTCCCTTGGTCAAGTTCAGCATGGCACTTAAAACACAAAGCCGCTACCCTGTAATCGTGTGCCTTTATCCCCTTTCCTTTGCCGTCACGCAGTTGGTTCGAGTGTGCCGCTACGACAGTGCCATCTTCTGCACCGCAGTTTTGGCATGGCATTTCACGGCAGGCTTCAAGTAGTTTCTTGTTGCGGTACATTTTCAGCCTTCCATGCTTTTATGTATTCAATCAAGTCGGACATCTGCGACTTGCTCAGAGTGCTGGTGCGCTGATACAAAACGTCCATACCTTGACCGTCCACAGCTTGAACATACAAAACACCGCCCTGTTGAGTGGCGCGCATCCATGCCGAAGTCAGTAGTCGCTTCCATTGCTCTACCTCTAACGTCATGTTGCACCATTTTTTATTTGCTGCCAGCTCCTGCAATTCAGCGTGTAAAAGCGCGTTTTGCTCAAGGTTGCGAGTAGGTTCCGTCACCTTTACCACCCAGCCATCAGGCGCTTGCCTGATAGCTTGAATGGCGTTTTCTCGTGCAGCCTGGTGAACAAGCCTGAACATCACGGCACTAGCTCCGTGGTTTTAGCTTGGCCAATCTTTTTAATAGCCGTCCGTTTTTGGCTGCTCACTTTTGACCATAACGCCGCCTGTTGTTCAGTGTCCAGCGTTTGCTTGGCTTTGGTGTAAGCGTCGAATGCGCCTTGGTCATCAGCGCCTTCTATTTCCATCGCAAAATCAAGAATTAGGGCGCGTTCCTGTTCGTCGCACTTGTCTAAATAGTCCATTCCACCCACGTTAGCGGGTATTTGCATTTTTTTTACTGGCTTGCTTGCTGCGTTGCCGTCATCATCTTCGGGCGCAATACCACACACCGCCATCAAAGAATAACGCCGCGCATACGTCAAAGCCGAGCCGTACCCCTGCGGGTCTTGCTTGCTGGCTGGTACGCGCAAAATCCCGCCGCTGATCTGCTCGCCACTTTCGTGCATTAGTATTGTTTCCACCGCCACGCCAGATTCGCACTCGTGCGTTTTTTGCATCAGGGCAAAGCCGTTTTTGTGCAGGCTGTCAATTACAGCTTCGACGCAAGCGCTCAAGTCAGCGTATCGGCTGCGAAAATGTGGGTTAGTGCTGGTTTTCAGTGCTGCGCCGAATCCAGCTTGGGCGCGTACAAATGCGGCTGATGCTTTCATGTCTAAATACTCCTGTTCTTTCATCACTGTTTCGTAAAATTCCTGTTGACTCATAAATCCTCCTTATGAGATTATTATTATACACACTTAACAAAACAAATCAACTATTTTTTACTAACGCGAGTTTGAAACGCAACACACTCAACTGTGTGTCAATAATTCGCTTTTGTTTTTCCAGTTCTTTAATCGTAAATTCGAGCGTTTCCTGTTCGTTAGGGTTGACAAATCTGCTCCACAAGGTTGCTAATGAATTCATTTTTCATGCCCTTCCATTATCAAATCAGCACATTCATGTAAAGCCTCGAAAGCACGTGGGCTTCGCCCGTTTGCTTCTGCTCTACATAACTCCGCACACTCTTTGCGTACTTTGGCTGAAACCAAATCCGCAAACAACTTATCACGCACGTCATGCCAGTCTGGGTGAAACTCGCCGAAGCCGAGCTTGTTGTCAGCGTATTTGTCAGCCGCCTCCCCCATCCGAATAATGTCGTCGTTAGTCATTTCATTTCCTTTCCAATCTCAGCCGCAGTTCGTACAATAACTTCTCTAGCAGCGGCTTCTAAATTTTCGCCAGTCTCAATAATTGAGGGTTTGCCAAATTGGTAGCCAACGCACTCATCGTCTTTGAAAGTACCAAAGGCGACTTGTAATTTCAGCTTTGCCGCCAACCTGAAAGCGTCGCCGTCGTCGGTGAGGGGGTTCCATGTCGGCAACCCAAAAGCATTGTTTTCCGGCTTTGCTCCGGTAGCGTTGCGATAAACCCCCGGCGGCATTTGGATAAGTTTAATCCCCGCTGCCTTCGCAGCTAGTTCCAGCAGTTTTTCATCGTTCATTTATGCCCCCAATACCTTAAAAATAACCTGCACTTGCTCATAAGTCAGGCCAAAAGTAAGAATTAGCAAAGCCGCAAAACTTACTCCGGCCAGCCCCCAGGTTATGCACTCCATTACAATACGTCCTATCATCTTGCTTCCTCTAGTATGCGTCTGGCTGTTTTTTGCTCAATGTAGCGCGCAAATAGTTCCAAGTCATCGTAATTAGTCAAATCCATTTCGCGCCATATTTCATCCCCTCAAGTTCTTGTAATCTTTCACGCAAGCAGTCAGTCAAATAACCGTAGCTTGTACCCGCGCTACCGTCTAAAATGACATGCGCCAGTGCCTCAATGCTGTAATTGCCGAAACCCGCCACGTCTATGCGCTCATCCCTGTAAATCAATACGTACTTAAAAACATCCATTCAACGCTCCATATAGTCAATTACTTGGTTAGAAATACGTGCTTCGTCTTTTTTGCTCATTTTCTTTTCAAGCCAATCGGCTTTGTAACCATTGCGGTCACAAATAACCCAGTTCATGCGGCCACACAATGTCCCTTCATCATCGTCGCCCATGTCATAATGAAGAACGGCCGCAATGCAAGGAATACCTGCAATTTGTGTATTTACGTTGGCAATGCTGTTTTGAGCAATCTTCATTTCAATCTCCAGTCGATGAATCGAATTATACACACTTAAATAAACAATGCAAGCCCCTTTATTCCATCATGTGAAAAAAAACCCGGCACTAGGCCGGGTGAATTGCTGGGCGAGCCAGCCTGGAGTGAAAGACTTTACTTCTCGTGCTCTTTTTGTTCTATTTTTTTGGCAATGTACTCAGCGAATAATAAGCATGAGGTATAAGTAACGTACTTTTTTTTTTCTGAGTCATACCACTCAAAAAAATGCTCTGCTTCTTGCTTAATAAATTCTCTCGGATTCATTTTGATTGACCTCTACTGACAAACCAATACCCTAGCACAGCCGAGGCCTGTCCGGTCAGCCACGCGAAAGCCTGCATGGCCGCGTCATATCGTTGGTCTATGCTCAGGGTTTCCCATCCCGCCCCTAAGCGTTCGACTAATAGCCAGTTTAAGTATAACGCCATGCCTACCAATAACAGCGTCAGGCTTGGCCGTATCATGCGTCGGAACGCGTCCGTGAGTATCAGCAGCCATGCCCAACTACCCGCGCTTTTAACCGTCTCAGCGTCCAAATTATCGGCTTGGTGCGCTTGCCCTATTGCCGTCATTCTTGCCGATTCTATGCTTCCTTCGGCTTCAGCGACTGCCACCTGTAGTCTGCCCTCGGCTTCGACTTTGGCCAACTCTCTATCTTCTTTTCTCAACTCTAGCTCGTGGGCTTGGTCAAGTCGTCTGATCTCAATGTCGGCTTTTTTGTTCAAGAAAGCGAATATGCCGCCGATAAGACTACCTACCGTGCTTGAACCTAAAATCGCTAAAATGGCGCTCAACATGTCACCTCCAAAGTAAACGTCTTACCGCCTGCCCAGTCCATCATCTTTCTAAGTGCAGGGCGTGAAACAAGCCCGGCGCGTTGCATACGTCCATCAGGTATCTTAATTGCGCCTAGTTTTTCGCATGGTGAAATGCAGCCATGCAATTGCGTTACCCAGCCAGCGGTTATATCCCCGGCCAGGTTTGCAGCGTGTATGAGTATGTGACTACGTCCGGGCACGTTTTGCACCCCATAAACTCGCCCGAATCGTGGGCTATTGACTAAGGCGCACTGGTAAACGCCCAGGGGTATGCAGCTTGCTTGTCGTCTGTTGTCGCGCCATGGAAGTTCGACGGCATAAACAACATTGCCACCAAAATGCAGGCGGCTAAAAGTTCCTTGGTCTGTGCTGTTTCCACGTTTTAGGGTAACAATCATTTATCAAGTTTTTTGAAAAGAAGCCCAAGCGTGTCGTCCACCTTATTAAAACCTCGGTGCATATCGCCTCTAATGTCGGTTATCGCGTCTTTGAAGTCGTCACGTCTGACAAAGTCATCGTGCATCTTTTGGTCAATATCTCTTAGGTCTGACTGTAGGCGGTCTTGGTTGCTTTTAATGTCTGCCCGCATACTGGTAATGGCTTCCCAGATAATCTTCATTACCCAGCCAAACGCCGCCCCAGCCGCTGCGAACACCCAGTTAATAAGCTCCTGCCCCATTTATCTGTCCAGACATACGGCAACAAGTTTGTATTCTTTGACTTCTTTCATCAGCTTTGCTTTAGCTTGTTCGCACGTTTGTTGCGAACCGTGAACCGTGGTTATTGGTTGCGTTATCGCGCCATTGGCCATTATGAAAAAGCTGATAAGGTATGTCATTTTTCCACCCGGTTTAATCGTTGCTCAATTTGAGCAATTTTAGCAGTGGTGAGCTGATCTGTGACTTTAAGATCTATAATATGTTGATCGAGCACGTTTTGACGTTGTACGACTTCCTTACCTAGCCTTACCGCGTCTTCAAGTTGAGCTTTGAGCCCAGAAGCCTGCCAGCCAGCATAGAATAGGGTAGCGGCCAGCGTTCCAGCCATACCCATTAGCCAGGTGAAAGGCACCTCATACTTAACAACCAATGAACGGTTTGCCTTTTCGACCATGTTCTCTACACCTGCACGCAAATACCTCAAATAGTACATTTTTAGCTACTGTCTGGAAATGTAAATAATGCCTCTTTACAAAGTAGAAGCATACTTAAGCAGCGCTGCGGTTTCTTCTTCGGTTTTGCCCAATGCTGCACCCATGCTAATCACAAAAGGATCATCCGATCGAAATTGCGTTGCAAATTCCCAGCCATCTTTTAATGACTGGTCATTCGATGCTGCAACAGCGCTTTCTACGGCATCGCGTAAGTTTTGAGCGTTTAACGCTTTGCGTATTTGCCACGGTGAGCATGTATAGACTGGCGCAGGAGCCAATGTTTTATCAATCTTAATCATTTGTCACCTCTGGAAATGTATTCCACTCAGCTCCAACTCCGTCCGTCAAATCTTCGTCATCACACGTCCAGTATGCGCGGTCTGTGCGGTCTGTAGGAACATCAGCAGCGTCGATTATTTTGAACGGCTTGCCTTCCGGTACGTCTTTGAATGCAATAGCTTCAATACCGTACTTAGCAAGTGCTTCTTCAGTGGGGCGCACTATTGCCAATACGCCGTTTTCTTGTTTGTAGATAATCACTTGGCTCATAAATTGACCTTAACGAAAAACCGAAATATAAATACCTCGAAAATCTAAGGCTGTACTACCAACCGAAGCATTAGACCCGCAAAAAACTCTAAAATTTGTCGTTGTGTTTAAGCTTTGTTGAACATAAACATTTCTTGGTGTAGCAGAAACAGCAAATTGATTTACATTGTCAGAATCAGTATCAAATCCATAACAGATTGAATAATCTGAATCAGGCATTGCCGTGGTTAAATTAACCGTATAATTTCCTGTTCCTTGGTCAGTAATACTTGACACATTACCGCTTGCGCGTATTGCCACCGTACCTGTACCGTTAAAGTTTACCCAAGCTCTGCATTTATATTCAGGGTATAAAACTGAACCACCAGGAATAACGCTTGTTTGTTGCCCATTTGATGCAATTCTTACGCGTTCAGTTAATGTATTACTTGATCTTGTACTGATTGATATTGATCCTGATGTTGCCGGGTTATCTAATGTACCAATAATTTGTGCGCCCGGTGTGAATGCGGCACCGTTTCTTGCGCCCAATTCAATGTTAGTAGCAGCCGCTCCCACTATAGTTACATCCAAATCTCTGTATACACCTACAGCATTGGACGCGCTATTTGCAATATGTGCTTTATATGTTGGGGTTGTAACTCCTACACCTAAATTTCCACTTGTATCCCATGTTGGCGCTCCGGTTGATAGCTTTGGAGGCGTTACAAATCCATCCGCCATTAGTGGGTTGCCGTCACCTTTTTGATAAGCAAAAACTATCCAACCGTTTGCAGGCGTTCCATTAGGTACAACTATTGCTCTATCATTCGCCGCCGTGGTTATATTTGCTCCACCCGGTAGTATCAGGGTAGTGGCGTTGTGCGTTAAAGTCAAAGCGCCATTAAATTTTAGATAGCGTGGACCGTTATAGTTCGTCCCGAAGCTCGTTATTGTTGTTGTGCCGGAAATGTTAAGTAATACCGTATTTTCTGCGCCAATATCCGTAGTGGCTGCACTAGCTAAGGTAACTGGTTGCCCTTGGCTGAAAAGCTGTTCCCAGCGTAAAGAATTTCCCGTTGCAGTACCCGCCGCCAGTCCGGTTATTTTGTTGTTTCCAGCGTTTAGGTTTCCCGTTATTGGCGTTTGACCGTCTGCACTCAAAGACTGAGTAAGTGCTGCGGCTACGTCATTGATTAGGTTTTGCCAATCCACCGCTGTAGCAGAATTCCCGTTAGTTGCCGGGTTCCAGCTATTTGTGAGTAGGTTATAGGTTCCACTGCCGTTACGTGCCATCTTGCTTCCTTTACTGTGCGCCTAAAACTGGTGCTGTTCTATACGCGCCTTGTCTTAATGCTCTAATAACTTCAGGGGATACCATATTGTCAGAAAGCCCGGCTAATCTTCCTGCGCCATACATTGTCTCGCCCACAATTCTTGGGGAAGACATCGCCGCAAAAGCTAATGCAGCGGGTATGTTTCCGGTCAATGCCAATCCTGCGCCAGCCGTGGGTGCTGTAGCTCTTTGAATTCCTCTCGGCGTCCAGTCGCTTAATGCTTGTCCGGCAAGTTGCGGCAAAATTGGTCTTCCACCCGCTTCTTCTAATGCTCGAACTGAGGCCAGTCTTGCGCCATAATTAGTGTTTGCATTGTTACGCATAACAGACTGCAATTTCCGCAAAGCGGTGTCTGCCGTAGCTTTTTCGTTTAACGAAAGCGATCTAGTAA